TGACTAGCTCTTAAGGTCTTGGCATACCAATCGGAAGATTTGGTGGCGTTATTGTATATGTCCCAAAAGGCATTATGACCTTTGGGCGTTCCAATGAAAACTGCCCAACCGAGTCTGTCTGCCAACAAAGGCCGAATAATCTCGCCCCAAATACGAGGGCGCATATCTGCATACTCATCTAGGACAATCCCATCAAGGTATAGACCACGTAGAGAGTCAGCATTATCAGCCCCAAACAACCTAATCCTTGCGCCATTTATTAGTTCCACCCATAATTCTGATTGATTAGCTTTAGCCATTACAGGCTTACTAAATCTTAATAGGTAGTCCCAGGCGATATTCTTAGCTTGGCTGTAATATGGTGCAACATAAGCGTAGCGACCATCTTCTTTGCCCTCTATTAGTGCTTTATAGATTAATTCATTGATGCAACTCACAGTCTTACCACAGCGCCTATGCGCTACGATAACTGCCCAACGCTCACTTCTTTCGTGGAAATCTAGGAATACATTTCTTGGACAATAGTCCAATTCAACATTTAGGACTTCTTCCAAGACACCACCATGCGTTGTGGGGCTTTCTCATCACCTACTACTTCAGTTCTGGCTAACTTAGGCACATGGTATTCCATGACAGTCTGAAGCATACCAAAAGCCTTTTCAGGGTTTGGCGCAACTATGTATTTACCTTCTTCGTTTTGTATGCCATCAGCGACGCTTTGTAGCCACTCTTGCATTTTGTGTGTATTGCTATCAACAAACTTAGCAATAGCCTCACGAGCCATCGTAGTGCTTTTATTAGGCACTCCAGGCTTTCTACCAGCCCTATTTAGGTTGTCTTCAACAGATTTCGACAGTTTTTTGTCCATACATTCTCAAGTGATTGATTTGTAAGGCTAAATTGTAATACAGAATTTAGAATGGGTCTTTTACTACTTTATTCATTTCTTTAATCAGCATATCTCTACGCTTATTACGCTTCTTTTCATTCTTTTCTAGCGTGGACTCTTTATGTTCTCTCAATAAAGCATCTTTTTGCTTGTATTCGTGTTTCATGTGTTTCATTTGTGAAACTTCTCCAACTCTAAAGCTAATCTAGCCCTACGACCTTCTTTGCCTTTTGCTTTGGCGGCTTTTTCTAGCTTACCTTTAGGAATGGTGTCGCCTTCTTTAACGCCTAATTCTTTCTTTAGTGCGCCTTTATGCTTGATAGCGCCAGCAATCCAGTTAGCCATTATTCTCTTTCTTTAGCAATACGAGCCATTAACTTTTCTTTGGCGGACTTTTTAATAGTCTTTTGTTCTGCTTCGTCAGGCGTATCTTGGTAGTTCTCATGCTTGTCGTAAGCAGCTTTAATAGCTTCCTTACGCTTTTTAGCTTTGGTTACTGAAGACTCAAAAGACTTTCCGTCTTTCTTTTCAATTTCCATGTCTTTTTTAGGCATTGCTTTCATATTAGGCTTTCATGTGCTTTTTGAGGGATATTTCTACGGCATCTTTGTGTTGCGCTTCTTTTTTGCCCAAAACTTTGCCATAGGCTTCTTCTAACTTTGCTTTTCGCTTACCTTTAGCATTATCTCGTTCTACATTAAGTGCAATCGCTACGGCTTGTTTGCGTGGCTTTCCTGCTGCTTCTTCAGCTTTAATGTTTTTGCCTACACTTTTGGCGCTGCCTGATTTATCTAACGGCATCGTAATTCCTTTCAAAGTTTGTACAATTTTAATACATCTATAGCTTCTTCGCATGAATTTACCCTGTGTAATGGCCCACCTTGCCAACCAGCAAATAGCTTAATTTGTAAAGGAGTTAGCGTTTTAGACTCCCCATCCTTGACTTCGAGTAGAATTGTGGTGTCGTTGTAGGCGCACAATAAATCTGGAATTCCTCCTCCAACTGTGTGCAAAAGAAATACATCTGCACCATAATCTCGTAGTGCTTTTACAACATCCTTTTGATTTTTATCAACTTTTTTAATATAAGACATAATTGTATGTTAGTGTTCTTTAACTTGTTAAGGGGAATTTAATGTACCATTTATCAGATGAAGAATGGATTGCACTTTGGAAAGAATGTGGTTCAGCCGTTGTAATGGCAACAAAAATAGGTGTTAGTCAGCGTTCAGTATATAACAGAAGAAGGTCAATAGAAGCAAGGCATAAGATTGCATTGCCTTCAGTAGATGACCAGCGCTTTGACCAATTAAAAAAGATAGCACAAACTACAGGACATACTCGCAGGGGTATGGATATAGAAAAAGGCAGAGTCATTGTATTTAGTGATGCGCACTTTTGGCCTGACGATACCACCACAGCCTTTAAAGCCCTTTTAGAGATGATTAAAGAGTTTAAGCCTACGGCAGTAGTCTGTAACGGAGATGCGCTGGATGGGGCTAATTTAAGCCGTTTCCCACGCCAGGATTGGAATAAAGTACCTACAGTCAAAGAAGAACTAGATGCCTGTCAGTATTACTTAGGCGAAATTGAAGCAGTTTCTAAAGGTGCTAAATTGTTTTTTCCCCTAGGAAACCATGACCAGCGTTTAGAAATGTCTATTATTGCTAATCTTCCTACCTTTGAAGGTATACATGGGACAAGTCTTAAAGACTATTTTCCGATGTGGCAACCTTGTTGGTCATTTTGGGTCAATGAAGATACTTGCATCAAGCATCGGTGGAAGGGCGGTTGGACTGGTGGTAGGAATAATGCTGTAAATAGCGGTGTCAATATGATTACAGGTCATACCCATGTTTTATCTTCCATACCATTTAATGACTACAACGGCACACGATGGGGAGTTCAAACAGGGACTTTAGCTGACCCTATGGGACAACAATTTGCCTATACTGAAGATACTCCTAAAGACTGGAATAGCGGTTTTGTAATGCTATCGTTTGACCATAGCAAAATGCTTCAGCCTGAGATTATTCGTGTATGTGGTGAAGATGCTGTAGATTTTCGTGGAAAAATACACAAAGTATGAAGCTAACCCCATCAATACTTCGTAATTTCTATAACGCCTTGGTCGTATGTCACCCATTTACTAAATGGAATATGCCACTAGCAGCCCAGATAAACTTTATAGTTGACTCAGATGAAACTATTATGGGTAGCTATATGTATGAAGATGGTGAAAAGTATGAGCATACTATTACTATCTCATCGGCAAAATGTGGACACATATCGACTGTGATTCGAGTTCTCTGTCACGAAATGGCACATTGTAGTTTTCATCGGCAAAAAGGCGATAAATGGATGCAACATGGAAAACCGTTTAGGACTCGTTGCAAGATGATTTCTGACGAATTAGGCTTTGACCCACTTGAACTTTAATCAGCTTTTCTAATTCCCTAGCAAATCTGTATCGCACATTCCATTCATTAGCGGAAGCAACGCCTCGTAATCCTAAAGAATACCAAGCGTTTTCAATTTCTTCATCAGTCAAATCACTATCCATAATGCTATAAAAGGTAATAACATTGTTATAACACCAAAATATAGCAAAAGGTCATTCACTCATTGACCTTTCCAAGTCTTTTATTGACTCGCTCCAACAACTCCTCCTCGGTAACGCCCCATTTATTTGTAAAACCTTTGTGACCCAATCCGTGAACACCTGTGTTTCCACGATGGTGTTCTGGGCAAAGTGGCACGACAGGGGATGTAGACCGTTTAGTTCCATACCGTCTAATATGATGGAGTTCTGACGGAGTACCTTCAAACCCAAGGATTTCGGAACAGAGAATACATCCGAGTTCTGCAATCTTACGATATGCGTTCTTTTCATTTTTTGTGGCCATCAGCTAATGCGTACCAATCTCTATAAAACTGTTTAAAAGACTCAAATCCTATTCCGGTCTTTACAGGTTTGCCTTCAGGTGTAAGTAGCCAGTATGAATCAATTACAGTTTCATTATCTGTATTGCCATAGATAATAACCACCATAAAGCTAGGTTTAGAAGCAAGAGCTTGCAACATAATTCGTTGCCCTTCGCTGACTTTTTCACCTGGGCGTTTCCATTCCATTATTAGAAATTGCCCATTGCGCTCTGCAATACCATCTACATTACTTGGTACAAACGCAGTATTTGCGGAGATTAAACCTTTAAACTCCGCATAGTCCGTATGCGTAGCAAACATATTACGCATTAACTTAGCCATTGATTCTTTAAGGCTTTAATAGTGGCTATTTCAAGCCTAATTGCTTCATCAGATAACTCATGGGCAAACTTAGTAGCTTTATCAAAATCGCATTTAAGCGTAGCGTTATGGTAAGACTTCATTAATCTTTGAAGTTTAAGATAGTTTTCTGAATAGTCGGTCATTTAGTCATTCTTTCAATGTTTCTGTTACTTGCTTCAGTTGTTCTCCATGCTTCAAATCTCATCTTTGCTGCTTCTAATTGCCATCTAAGGGCTTCTGTTTCTTCTGTCGCCAATCCAATGGCCTCACATAACTCTTGGTAAGCCTGAGATGAATACGCATCCATTTCTTTGCCCCCAATCGTTGTTGCCGTTGACTTAGCCATTTCAATAGCTTTAAGACTGTGCTTAAACGCCTCGAATTGAGCGAGGTTACCTTTTGCCTTTGCATAATCTGGCGCTTTCTTGAAAATGAAGTCGATTGCATCATTTGGGTCATAGTCTTTCATTTAGTAATTTCCATGCTGTTGCTGCACATAAAGGGACTTGTCCGTTTCCAATGGCTTTAAGTCTGTCCACTCTAGAGGCCATCCCATTAACCACTCGCTGAATATTGGGTTCACAGGACCACCAACTACTGCTGCCAAATCGTTCTGATGATTGTCCCTCATTCTCTGAACACCTTTGTAATCCGAACTTAATGGCGTTGGCATTTTTTCCATTCGTTTCTTTAATGCTTTCCGACTGTTGCTGCCCCCATCTAGACCTGTTGTACATGGAGTGTGAAAGAAATCTAGGTTGTTTGGTATTCGTTCCGACAATCCATATTCTTTCTCTGCCGTGATTTGCACCAACATCGGCTGCCGAAAGCACTCCCCATTCCGCATCGAACCCCAGCGAGGCCAGGTCTCCAAGGACAACTCCAAGTCCTCTAGAAGTGAGCATTGGGCTGTTTTCCACGAAAGCGTATCGGGGTTGTACTTCGCCAATAATTCTCGCCATGTGTTTCCACATTGAGCTTCGGCTTCCAGTAATTCCCCCCCCCTTTCCTGCTGCTGATATGTCTTGACAGGGAAATCCCCCAGATACGACATCAACAATTCCTCTCCAAGGGTTTCCGTCAAAGGTTTGCACATCATCCCAAATCGGAAAAGTCGGGAGAATTTTGTCATTTTGCCTGGCGCACAATACGCTTGCTGGATAGGCTTCCCATTCGACTGCACAGACTGTTCGCCATCCAAGGAGATGTCCCCCAAGTATTCCTCCACCAGCGCCTGCGAAAAGAGCCAACTCATTCATGTTCTTTCGCACAATCTTTACACATTGAAGTGTACCAACGACTAAATTGTTTGTTTGGCAATTTTCTTGCACAGCATAAGCATAATTTCATTTGAGGTTCATCCATAAGCCAATTTGAGCTGCTGCGTAACCTAACCAAATAAAAGCATTAGATGTAGAGCCTTTAAAGTATTGAGCTAATCCAACCACTAAATATCCAAGCCCTGTTGCTGCGACAATCCATTTTTCAATATCCATTTTCCCCATTCTCCCCTATTACCTGCTGCGTACTGTTGTTGATAATCTGCAAAGTATTGATGCAAATTTGGTTTTTCACTTATGTAATTACGAAACCAAGTAAGACCTTTTTTGTGTCGTATATTACACAAATATCTTACTGCACACTCATGCCTAGCTTGTTCATACATTTGGCTTTTAGGCTTGCATAAGAATCGTAACCATTACCCATAATTCCAAGTTCTCTTGCTTTAGCATCAATGCCTTCATTACTAAACATCCATTCTTTAGATTGTTTCTTGGGTTCTATGACTAATTCATCTTCCCATCTTTCTTGGTTTAACCAAGTTGCCGGATGGGGTATAAATTCTAACTCAGTTTCTTTTGCTTTCCAGTATTGGCAATGTGAGTCAATAGCTTTTGCAGCCATAAGTTGTTGTTCTGCGGTAAGCCGTTGCCAGGCTTTTCTTGCAACTGCTTTAGCAATCTTTCGTGGATATATAGACCAGAATTCATCAAACATTCCTTTGATACCTATCGTTTGGGTTATTGAGCATAGATAACAATAAGCTATCTACAGTAGGAAACCATGTTATAACTTTTAAACCGTCAGTTTGGTAGATTGTAAAACTCATAAACCATAAGCAAACATAGCACCAAGAATAGCGCCTAATAAACAAGCTAATAAAAAGTCTTTCATTCTGCTTCTCCCCATACACCAATGTTAGATATGCCAGTAACTTTTAAAAGTAACAATTCTGGCTGCTTTGTTAACAAATTTGTTAAATATTCAATTTGTTCCGATGGTGATACATCATCAGGTAAATCAAATAAGAGAGTTGTTTCATATTGAATTTGTGACATTTAGTTCCCCTTTAAATGTTTTTTTACTTCTTTGATGTCGCTTTTAGATAAAGCCAAGCCTGCTTTGTATCGTAGACACATTTCTTTGATTCTAGATGTTGTATCGCGATTAGGCCATTCTGCATCACCAAATGCCCTAGCCCTTTCTTCAGTAGTCAATTCAAATGGCAAGCCTAATTCTTTACTTGCTTTTAAATCTGCTAGAAGCTGGTCGTTTGTTCTCATTTAATTCCCCTTAAATGTTTACTCGTTATTGAGTGATTACAGTTTCTTATTATTTTTATGGTGTGTCACTAAGTATTTTCCCTAATGTTGTATTTATGATACTTATAGGTATTAGTTAAGTTTAGTTATTAGTACCTAAAGGTATTAGTAAGGTTTAAAACATACTTCCAAGAGGCTTAAGCGAACCTAGCCTACCTAGGTTTGCCTTCAAATGCTTCCATTGAGGAATCGCATCACCCGACAGTCTTACGAGGCATGGGCACTATCTTCGCCACCCATATTGCGCTGTTTCAGCCTCTTACCCTACTAGTAACGCTACAACCTTATGACGCTACGATGTCGTTAGAGCCGCCATCACAAGGGGTATTAATTCTAAATCAAAAATAATCTTTTTGCGTGCTTTTCACTGTTGTCTTTTTGCCACAAAGGTCGTAAATTTGTAAATTTAGCTAGAACATGGACTTCTTCTATTGTTCTAGCGCTTGAAATTGGAATTATGTGGTCTATATGCCATAAGTCCCTATTGTCCCAATTCATTCCTTTTGTAAATTGTTTTTCAATATGTGTTTTAAATTCTTGATGTGTACAGCCAATATGCTTGTAGACTTTTGTTGTTGTTTTGTAATTTTTTTTCAAAGCATACATGGCATAAGGCCTCATCTTTTGTATTTCTAGCCAAATAGGATTTTCCCAACAACATAATTTTTGTGGTTTTGGGGTGTAAACATATTTATGGAATGGGTCAAGGCCAAGTTTTAACAAAACTTCTATTTGCCCAGGTGTATACATTACTCATCTTCTTTCAAAAATGGGTTTTTAGTTGGCACAAGTTCAGGCCATACCATAGGCCACAACCTAGGAAACATATCTTGTCTATTTAACAAACCATTTGATTTTTTTTCTAATTCAGCAGCTAAAATTACAACTTTCCCCAATGGAATTCCATTGTTTTTCCACTCAGCAACAGATGATGGGGCTATTTTAAAAATATTGGCTACTGCTGTAGTTCCTCCCAATAAATCAATCATTTGAGAGTCTGTAAGTTTAAAATTTGTTTTCATACAACACATCCTAACCCCTTTAAATATATTTTGCAAGGGGCTTGACAAATTCTTTCGGAAAGCCTAAAGTCTTACTTATAGCAATTTCGCTATGTATCTAAGGGGAATTTAGATGGGTGAATTAAATCAGTTGATGTTAGAGCATGAAGAATTTTTGGAAAAGGCTTTAGATGACATGGAGTTCAGTAATGAATTTATGTCGCAAGAGCAAGTTGATTGCATACGCCAAGCGTGTGGTAAGCCACGCAACGCACAAGTTAATCCTGTATTGCGTGATGTTATTAATAGCTTTGGAGAAATTTTTGGCAATCCTCTTGAGTCTTTTCCATCAATTAGGGGTCAAAAATGAACCATTCAGAGTCTATTGCTAAATTAGCCACCGCTTTATCAATCGTTCAAGGGAAACTGACCCATGCAAAAAAAGATTCAGCAAATCCGTTCTTCAAGTCTAAGTACGCTGACCTTGAGTCTGTGTGGGATGCTTGCCGCAGTTTATTGGCTGAAAACGGCCTCGCTGTTATGCAATTCCCTGGCGAGTTTGTGGATGGAACAATGTCACTCAATACCGTACTCACTCATTCGTCTGGCGAGTATATTAGTTACCTAATGTCTGTACCGGTCACAAAGCCTGATGCACAAGGCGCTGGGTCAGCACTAACCTATATGCGTAGATACGCATTAGCAGCAGTAGTTGGAGTAGTACAAGCAGACGATGACGGTAATGCCGCTTCGTCACCTAAACCAGTAGTAAAAGCAAAGGAAATTTAAGATGGCATACGAAATGAAGGAAGGCTCTGGAAGCCTTTTTAAAAACAATAAAAAAACTACTGACAATCACCCAGATTTTACAGGTTCAATCATGCTTGATGGCAAGGAACATTGGTTTAGTGCATGGGTAAAAGAATCGCCTAAAGCTGGCAAATTCTTTAGCGTATCAGTAGGTAAAGTCAAAGAGCCAGTAGGTTTTAAACCTAAAGGTCAAGACGAAATTCTTGACGATACGCCTTTTTAGGAGATAGCCATGCTGAGTCACATCAAAGATGTTATTGGCGATAAAGCTAGAATCTCTACCGAACCTTTTGGCGTAGATGAAGAAAGACAACTCATTGCTTTTGAAGTTAATGATTTAGCCGCTATCATTAGAGATGTGATTCAGACTTGTGCAGACTGTTGTTTAAATACAACAGATAAAGCAGCAATAGAAAGTTTATTAGATTGATTGGGGGATTTATGATTGAACAAGATTACATGATTAAATGGGTTACAGGAAATGAAAATGTAGACCCAAAAATAGTTGCTAATAAAGAAAAACACTATAGGCGTGGTTATCATCAAGGTTATTGCCAAGCAGTTGAAGATTTTTTGGCAATAAAAGAATCGCCTAAAACAAAATTGATTAATCATTGTGATACTTTGCATGATTGGCGTTATGAAGGTATAACTGGCGAAAAATTGCCGCCATTTTTAAAATGCGATTAAAATGCAAATAAGGGGAATTTTATGTCACAACATTGGTATTGCGCCATTACAGGCGAACCCAGATATACATCTGTCAGTAAAAAAACTGGAAAAATCCGCAATACTACACTTAGAGATGCAAAAGCTGCGCCTGGAACGCTTGTACCAAGCGTCAGCACTATTACAGGACAATTATCAAAAGACGGCTTACAAACCTACTTTCAACAAGAAGCCATACTTGCCACCCTTGTTAATCCTTGCTTAGATGGGGAAGATGAAAAGTCTTATTTAAATCGTGTTATTGAATTAGCTAAGAAAAAGTCCCAAGATGCTATGGCTAGGGGAACTCTTATACATGACTTTATGGAAGCGTTTTACAGCCAAGAATATATGCCGGATATGCCAGCATATGTCCGAGTGGTAGATGACGCCATAACGGCTCATTTTGGGGCGCAGCTCTGGATTCCTGAACAAAGTCTGGTCAATCAAGAGGGCTATGGTGGGCGTTGCGATTTATATTGCAAGCCACGCTATGACTTTTCTGGGGTAGTTTTAGACTTCAAAACGACAATAAAAAGCCCTGGTGAACAAACACCCTACTACGAGAATACACTACAGCTTGCTGCTTATAGGCAAGTTCTTGCCCCAACAGCACGATGCGCCAATGTATACATTAATGGCGATACAAACGAAGTAGCCATTTATGAACATGACGAACAAGACCTTAAAGATGGATATGAGGCTTTTTTGTCTTTATTAAAAGTCTATCAATTAAAAAATAAGTTAAACTAATCACGAGGCTGGTCGGTATCCCCTTCCTTTGCTCCTTCACACGAGGGCCAGCCTCACCTCATTTTAGGGCGTTAAGCCGCCAATGTAGGATGCAGTAATTGGGTTGTTTTGCGGCTTTCTGACCCATTCGTAACAACTGCCAAATACAGCCCAGTAACATATATGTTACTTATTGTCGGTTTTTGTAAATAATACGATACATTTTGTAACCCATAGGTATTAATTTTTATACATATTGATACCTATATGTACAGTTATTGACAAAAAGTAGCCATATCAACAGATTTGTTGACATTTTTGTAAAGTTTTGACGGCTGATTGTAAAGTTGTTGACATTGGATTGTAAAGTTAATGAATCATAAATAAGGCTTTAACCCACATACGGACTCATTAATAAATCATTTCTTTTTCTTACATTCTTCCCGTTCGGGAAATAAAATTGTTCATGTATCGTGAACTAAAGATGCAACTGAACCCTAAAGTGCATTTTGCTTATTTGTTCAATATATTGCACAAATTACAGGTGGTGGGCTGTTTTTCACAGTTACAAACTTTACTTTGTTTTTACAGGGAAATTTACTTTGTTGTGCCTGTCAATGTCCTATTTTTGCAGGACTTTTTCTTTATATTTCATGCACTTATAGCGATATTTTTTTTAGGTGGTTGTCCGAAATTTGTAGCATATATTAGACATTTGCATAAATACAACATAAGGGTTTATCCCTATATAAAAGTGCATAAAACTTTAATAAATTACTTACATAGCAGGTCTTGACACTATTCAGCTTTATGGCTCTTTGAGATTTCAAACTAAAAAGACTTGACCTGCTACTTTTAAAGGGGATTATGGACACTTACGTTAGACGAGTTTTTGAAGCAGAAGCACCTTGCGACAAATGCACTCAAAAAGCAGATTGCCAAGAGTTTGAACTAGCTTGTAGGGCATTTTCTTACTATGTTTTGCATGGCACATTTCATCATCACACCGCCAGGATGCCTACTCATAATATGTTTAATAAGATTTTTAAAGAAGATGACAAGGCTCTTAAAAACTACTTAAAATCTATTAAAACTAGAGAGGAGATGGGTCAAAATGATTTCTTTGAATGAATTGCCAGCCTTTAATCTAATGGCTAATCTTAAAAATAGGGAGATGTTTAAAAACAAAAACCACATTACCCATTTAATGAGTATTCGTGGAAAGACCATTGAAGCCAAGCGAAAAATTATCGTAACGGCAAATACACCATTGTTTTACATTTTTGGGTATAAGCTAGAAGATAAACCCTGGTTGACTTATGAGGAGAAATTTTGTGGATATAAAAGTTGAAATTGTTAAAGAAAACGAAGATGGTTCAGCCGATGCGCTTGTTCATTTTGATAAAGAAGGCCTCGCCATCCTTGTCCAATACGGCATTATTAGTATGCTTACCAAAGCAATTAATGAATTTGCCGATAAAAAACCAAATAAAAAAGCTAAAAAATGAACAATGAACCAGTAGCGTGGATGTATGCCTGTAATGGTGTATGGACTGCATTTTCAGATGAATTGCCACCTGATGATGCTTATGATGAAGGAACTTTGACACCACTCTACACCCATCCAGCAAAGACACTAACAGATGAGGAAATACTAAATATTGCCCATCAAATTCGTTTAATAGATAGGCAAACTGCTGATGATGGGCATTTATATTTTGCTAGAGCAATACTAAGAAAGGCACAAGAGAAATGAACCTAACTGAAATGCGTGAAGATTTATGCACTCAAAAGCGTGTAAGTAGGTCAAGAGTTACTTACGATATTAACTATGACCAAGAAGTTATTTATACCCAAGAAGGTTGGAGTGACGGTCAAAATACAGTTTGGGACAATGAAATAGGCATTGTTTTGGTAGATGCTTTATCTAAACATAAAAAGGCACAAGAATGAGCATATTTATAACCACGATGGCATTAAGCGGCATGGTTGCTTGGTCAGTAATGATAGTAATCATTGTTATGATTCACATGGAGAGTAAATAATGAATGAGCATATATGGACAGCAAGCGGCACAGACATTACTACACGCTGGAAATTACATGGCTGGATTCCACCATCAGAATTGCCAGAATACTTAGCTAAATGGAAATATTACCAAGAGCTTCCATTACGCAAATTAGATGACCAAGCTAAAAAAGAATACGAATTGGTAATGAAAAAGGCTAAAGTAGCTAGAGTGCGTTAAGCGTTTTTAGCCATGTCTAAAGCAGTTGTTTCTTCATGGTCGACTCTTAAAAGCCAGCCTTTGCCAAATATAGGGAAAGTTTTTAATGAACGGTAGTATTCCCTGCGTACTTCTGAGAATTTATTGATAAGAGTTGCTGTATTACTGGCACAAATAAGGCTTATTGTTGTTGGGCCGATAACTCCGTCAGGTACGCATCCAATAGATTGCTGAAGCAGTTTAACGCTTCTGCCTGGCCCTGCGTTAACTGCCATTGAAAACACAAGATAGTCGAGTCCCCGAGGTAATACTTCTCCATAGCAAGGTTTCCAGTAGCGTTGTTCGTATAAGGGTGCTACATCGTCTTTGGTGAGGTTTTTAAGCGTGTTTACAGGATGCCCTACCCATTCTTCCCAAACTGCTTTAGTGACCCCTAAATTTGTTTCTCCACCTGCATCACCAGCAAGACCATGCACGCCTGTCCAGCCGCCTTCAGACTTTAAGACTAGGTCTAGACATTCTCTAAAATTATTCATTTAATGCCTAATTGACCATTAATCCACTCTTGCAAACTGACTAATTGCTGGGTCGTTTCAGCGCATTGTCCAATAAGCTCTGCGTAGGCGGTGTTTGCATTAGCGAGGCTGGAGGTTGTGGAAAGGTTGGACACGCTGCCGGAATTGGGCTGGCGCACCCCGTTAGCATAATACTGGCGCAACAAAGCAAGTTTCGCATCATATTCATCTTGAATTCCTTTAGTGACTAATTCGTGTTGTTTTTGAATTGACTCTACTTTGGCTTCTTGTTCTTTGGCGGCAATTTCAACTCCTTGTTTGTAATCCATGAAGTCACGATTGCGTACAGACCATCCAGCAGAAAAAAAACCAAGTAAAACAATAATAACCAATCCAATTTTGATGTAATTTGCATAAGGTATCATTGTGGTTCTGACCCAGACATTTGTTTAGCAGCTACTGAAGCTGCACCTGAACCTGAAACAATACCCAAAGCACCAGCTAACTCTGTGAGGCTTATTTCATGTCCTGCGTATATTAAATAAATTGCTGCACTTGCAACTACAACAAAACCTAAAGCCCAAGCCCAGCGTGCTATATCATGGGTTTGGTTATCTTTACCTGTAAGAATATGGGTAAATATTTCATTCATTTTGCGGTGAAATAGTGCGAAAGAAACCCTACAAAAGTGCTAACTCCTGCTGTAAGACTCATAATTGCCCACAATGACCCTTTAGACCTATTAGCAAGCTCAAGCAATTCTTCCATGCCTTTTTCTAGCTTGTCAATTTTTCTCTCCATAGCGTCTACCTGGGCTACAAGTTGTCCGTATTTAAAAAGGTCAATGTCCACTTTGCTACTCACTTTTTGGTTGTTGGTTTTTTGCGAGTAGTCGCTTTAGGTATTTTAACAGTCTTTTTAACTGTTTTTTTAGGTACAGGAAAAGGCCATTCTTGAAAATCAACAGAATCCTTTGGCACAAAGCCAAACTTGTCCATAATCCAAACGATTGAAAAATTCATTAGAAAGCCCCTCCATTAATAGTATAAGTACCAGCCGACAAGTAATTCAAAGTAACTGCGTCTTGCGCTAATGTAGGGTCTGCCATATTGTTAATTTGGTATGTACCCATATTAAAATTGCCAGCCATAGTAGTTTGACCATCGCTTGCAATAGATTGAGTTAATGAATTGGCAATGTCGATTAATGTGCTATTTGCCCATGCTGAACTAATGGTTGTACCTGTGACGACTGGGTTGCCAGCAGGTAAACTATAAATACCACTTCCATTTCTACTCATTTTGATTTCCTATTCTAGCCTTTTGTAAGCCTTCAGTCATTAATAATTGGATAGCTCTAGATTCTTTTGGTGTTAAATTAGCATTTTTAGCTTCTTTACCAGCTAGTTTCATTAATGCAGCAGATTGCTGTGGATTCATTAATGCCAAAGCTAATTTATTAGCTAATTCTTTATTTTTACCACCATAAGCAACATCTGAACCTCTAGCCAAAAAGTTACCTACTGTAGCTGATAATCTATTTCTACGCAGTAAATTAGGCAAATTTACTTGATTAAGCATATTGCTATAAGCTAATTTTTGTACAGTATCTGAACCGCCACTTTTACCTGCTTCTGCGGCAAATTTAGCTCTAGCCAAATCTTCTTTGACTGCTTTTAATTCTTGTAATTGTTTAGAATTTACTGCGCCAGATTCTTCTAATTTTAATATATTGTCAGCTAATTTTGTAGGTAAAATTTGACCTGTAAGTTTTTGAGTAGATGATTGAGCAGCGTTTTGTATGGCTTCCATTTGGCTAATGGGTTTAGACATATTGGCAAATAATGTTCTAGCTTGTTTATATTCAGGGCTAATAGCATCATTTTCAATAAATGAAAGCAAACGAGTTTTAGCTGCTTGCAAACCTTTTAATTCTGCGCTTGTAGAACCTTTACCAGTTCTATTTAATTCCCTTTTAACGGCTTCAATTTGGTCATCTAAAGCCATTTTAGTTTGATGTAAACCAGCCACACTTCCAGAAGGATTTTTGATATCAATACCTTCATTTAACGCATTAATTTTGGCCTGTTCTGCGGCTTTTTTAATTGCTGGAACATCACGCAAAGCTTTAGCTTCATCGGCTAATTCAGTTGGCAATGTTTTATAGTCAATTTGTTTATTTAATGCTTTTCCATAAGCGTTTTTAGAAACATTTGACCTAGCCATTTCAAGAATGTCTTTTTCTTTTTGAGTACCACCAGCAGATTCTAAAGCGGCTTGTCTTGCAGCATTTTGCTCTGCTTGGCGATATGCCAAAGCATTTGTAGCTTCAGGAGATACGGCTGTGGCTGTACGCTGTGCCGCAGCAATGCTAGGAACGCCAGCCACTTCAGCAGTCGTTGGATTGGAGCCTGGCACTAATACTTTTGGATTGCGTAAATTTGCTATAGCTTTTTCTGCATCATTACCAGACATATTTCGCAAAGCACGACCTAAAATAATGTTTTGACCAGATTCAGAAAATGGTTCTATAACAGCTTTTCCAGCTTCTTTAGCAACATTAAACACTTTTCCCAAAACTGGTAAAGGTGCTGCAATTAAAGAATTTAAAGTAGCATTTTTAGCTAATTCTTTATATAGCTCACCATTTGTTTTTCCTGTTTCTTCAGGGGTCATTACAGTAGCAGCACCCCCAGTTAAACCAGATTGAATATAAGGGGCAGCTTTAGGTGCTAATTCTGCTATTTTTTCAAAAGAAGGAATTGCACCAATAGCTTTAGAAATGCCCATTGCGGGAGCAACAGCCCCAGCTACACGACCAGCGCCATAGGGAATAGGGTTAGCTTCACTATATACATCAGCTTGTTTTCCTAATCTTTGCGCTAATTGACTTGTGCCTAAATTTCCAAACGCAGCTAATTGTGCAGCGCCTACAGGCAAATCTACAATAGATTTTGTAGCCCCAGCTAAAGCTGACTCTAATGGGCGTGGTTCAGATTGAACATTTGTGCGGTTCAGGCCTTGTGGTCGGCCTACAGCAGCGCCACCGCCAGTTTCACCAAATTGAGTATTTAATAGCTGACCTTCAGGCGAAGATACTTCTACACTTGCTTTAGGCTCTTTCCCTAAATTTAGCGCATCTTTATAGGCTGTTGCAACAGTATTAAATTCTGCTGTGCCTTTTTTGTCAGCATTTTTAACAATCCATGCAGCATATTTTTCTGCTGGATGTTCGTCAATTACGATTTCTTCAGCCATTATTTATTTCCCATTGAAGGAATACCAAGAATTTCATTGGCGCTTTGCATTGCTGGCGTTAAATTTTGATTAGAAACAACAGGGGCTTTCCAAGGTTGTCCAAGGATTGTATCCGTTCCATTTAATTGATTTTGTTGACCAATTTGAGAATATTTATTGCGTGTTTCATTATACTGATTGCCAGAAATAGCATAAAACTCTTTTGCTAATTGTCTGTATTCTTTTCTTTGTTGTGGATTTAATGACGCTCCTGTTGCAACTTTATTGGCATAATTTTGCAATTTAGGTAATAAACCTGTTGCATTAGCTACAGTAGCCACTTCTGATTCTCTAACCACAGAGTTAGGGTCTAACAATTTATTAATTTTAATAGATGCAGCTAAATCTCCAGCAGCATTATTTTTATCAAGCGCAGCATTTACTTGTTGATACGCTTGATTAATTTCTTGATGTGCTTTATAAATAGGCTCAGATTTAAACATCTCACCAAGTTTTGCTGTATTTTCAAAACCATGCTGACCTGTATTTACATTTATATTGTTAGCGCCAGCTTGTTTTAATTGCACAACCTTTTGATTTACAGCAGCTAATTCTTGTGGATTCCATTCATTAACTGGTTTTGTAATCCCTAACAATTGGGCAGCTTCTTTTACACCTGCTGGCATTGCTGCGCCACCAGTAGCAATAGGTTCATATTTACCAGTTTGCATATTAAGCTGGTTAAATGTTTCGCCTTCTGCAAGTTTTTGTGGAGAAACTAAACTATATGCTGTTTTTTGCAATTCAGCAGGTGCATATTGGCTAGTGCCAGCAGTAAATCTTTCTTGAGGAGTTGCAGCATTTAAGTAATTTTGTACGGCAGATTGTTGTTTTTCACGCAATGCTTGCGCCAAAGCCTGTTGTTTATTTTCAGCGTTATGGCTTAAATAAGCACCAGCAGCAGCATTAAACAAAGGCTGTAATTGTTGCGCCCAAGAAGGTGCTACATAGCGACCAGAAATCACTTGTCCAGTAGGTTGTTGCGTACTATTTTGAGTAAGCAAGTCTGCCATTTGCTGTTGGCGTGACAATGCCATAGCTTGTGGGTCAGTAGCTAATAATGCTTGGTCAGTTAAAGAAGCTGGTTGTGCCATATTATTTCCTATTGAAGCAGACTAGCCAATTTTAATGCAGTTGGCGTTGTTGTTAATCGTGAACCTTCTACTGGTACAGTTTGTGCGCTTGGTAAAAACGCTGATTGATAATGCACAGTTGGTAATGTTTGGGTGGCATTTTTTTGGGTTGCAGCGCCTAAATTTTTTAATGCTGTTGCTAATTGTGTTGGGTTTGGCAATATAGAAGAAGTAGCTGTAGAACCATTTAAACCGACTGAAGACGCTTCAATAGGGTTTCCTAACCAATCTGTAGCAGGCAGTCCATTAGCGCCTAATTGGTAAGCTACGCCAATATCACCACCGCCAGCTAAACCTGTACCCAATACAGTATTTGGCGCTAAAGCAGCGGATAAACCTGTACCTGCGCCAGCATTTGCACCAGCAGCAGGTAAGGCGGCATTTAATCCACTTGTACCGCTTAAACCAGCACCAGTTGCTGCGCCAGTAGCAGTTGTGCCAGCAGCAGCTAAATTAGCACCACTACCAGCAGCTATAGAAGGGTCTACTGTAATAGCAGAACTGCTAGGAATTGCAATACCAGAAGTTGAACCACCTGTTGTTGCTCCTATACTTGTTCCACCAGTAGAGCCGCTAATATCTGTTGTAAACGCTTGTGAAGGAGAAACATAAGAAGATGGCGCTGTAATACTACCGCTTCCTAATGCGTCAATGGTATCTTGAGAAACGCCTGCGTTAGCCAAAGCGTCAGGAGTTAAAGCGCCTGAGTCAGCTAGACCTAATAATGTAGGGTCAGCAATACCAGCAGCTAAAAGTGCTGCGCCACCGACTGTAGCCCAACCGCCAGGAATAGCATTATTAACAGTTTGGTCAATAGAAACACCAGCATTACTAATGGGTGTAATTACATCATTTTGGACAATATTACCTACATCAGAAACAGCATTGCTAACTGCATTTCCAATGTCAGAAATAACTCCGCCACCGACTCCAAATGGGGTGCGTTTTAATTCCCAAGTCCAGCCTGAATGTTTACTTCTAAACATTTTATAGGCCTAAAGATGACAATATAGAAGGAGCTGCTGCGGTAATTGCGCTAGAACCTAGTCCAAACAAACCACTTGTAAGGTTAGTAGATTGTCCTAAAGCTGCGTTATTAGCGGCAATTTGGGCGTTTTGTTGTGCTTGAGTAGCGGCATTATAGTCTGGGCCTGTTGTAGCAGCTTGTGTATAAGGCGTTACATAACCAGGATTAGAAGCAGTATTAAATGCAGCTAATTGTTGCAATGGGTTATTATAAGTCTGTAATTGTTGGTTATAGGTTTGTTGGTTAGCAGTTAAACCAGCATTAAGACCTTGTGTTGTAGTCTGTGCCAACAAGTTATTTTGGTTGTTGGCAAGCTGATTTTGGGCATAAGTATATGCCTCCGAACCAGGTTGAATCCCTTGGTTTGCAAGTTGGTCATTAACCATTTGTTGCTGGTGTTGCAGTTGAGGTTGCAAAATTTGCATTTCAGCCGCTTGGTAAGTCTGTCCAGGGTTAATTCCTGTGCTTGGCAAATTAGTAGGGTTAAATGCTTGTGCGCTAGTGTTTTGCACATTGCTAGAAATATTGCCAAATGTATTTTGTAATGGCTGACTAAATGTTTGGTTAGCGGAATATATTGGGTTTCCGTTAGCGTCTGTGCCAGTTTGTACATAGTTTAAATTGCCATAAGGAGTAGACTGATTTACTCGGTTTGTGGCAGTAGCGGCTTGTGCGCCAGCTAAATTTCCAAGCGCTGTTTGCTGTGCGGCTTGCACATAAGGGCTAGTTGTGTTTGCATAAGGGTTTGTTGTCCCTGTAGCGTTTTGCCCTGCATTAGAAAATACACCTGTACCTGCACCCATTACTATCTCCTTATGCCCATTTACAATATTCTGGGCGCATTTCCAAAATTACCAAATCCCCTTCATCG